CCTAAAACCGTTAAATGGACCATTGTCCGTGGCGATGACATATCTGCCAAGTTTGAATGGTATGAAGACGATGGTGTTACTCTTAAGGATACCACAGGATGGACATATCTAGCAAGTGCCTATGACCCTAAGACAGCAACCAAATACTCTTTGACTACAACATCTGCATCTGGATATGTCATTGTTTCTGCAGCAAATGCTATGACTGCATCATGGGGAACTGGAAGTTCTAATATTGTCGCTGAACTCATATTTGATTTACAGGTAACAATTTCTAGTAAGAAGTGGACTCCAGTTATCGGAACAATCGTAGTTCGTTCTGATATTACTGGGAGTGCCCTTTAATGACTACTTTTAAAATTATTCCAGATACCACACAAACTGCAACAATCAAAGCAGTTTCTACTACCGAACCCACAAATGTTGGCATTGTCCCAATTCCTGGACCAGCAGGACCAGAATATACCCCAACCGCAGTTAGATGGTCACCAACATTTTCTGCTACTGGACTAACATTTACTGGAAGTAATTCAACTTATCCAACATACAACTCTTATTATGTTAAGGCTGGTCAACTTGTTACATTTTGGATTCAGATTGACATGACTACCGTCACTAATTTCGGAACTGGACAATTTAAAGTAGATTTACCATTTGCCCCATTGGCAACAGCATCAAATCATTTTAATGGTTGGTTGTGGGTAAATCCAGCCCTACCAGCAGATGAACTTAATGGTCATATTCAAGTCGTTGCTGACCATCTAACAGGTTCTCAAACATTAGACTTTCATTGGCTAAAAGCAACAACTGCAAATCCTAAACCAATTATTGAATCAATTCTTAGTCAGGATACTCCAGTAACTCTTACAACAGCAAGTAGACTTTATGTTAATGGAACATACATTTCTGCTGCTTAGTGTATAATAGATAAAAACAAAGGATTTTGGTATGAAAATCGCAGTTTATACAATTGCACTTAATGAAGAAAAACATGTCGAGAGATGGTATAACTCTGTCAAAGACGCTGACTATATTCTTATTGCGGATACTGGCTCTACCGACCGTACCGTTGAAATTGCAAAGTCACTTGGCATCAATGTATTTAATATCTCAATCAAACCATGGAGATTTGATACAGCAAGAAATGTAGCCCTAGCCCTTCTACCAGATGATATAGACATGTGTGTATCGCTTGATATGGATGAAGTAATTGAAGAAGGTTGGAGAGAAGCCTTAGAACAAACAACAGGAAACCAAATTACCTATGTCTTTAATAACGAAGAAAACTTTGTAAATAATCGTATTCATGCTAGACATGGATTTATATGGAAATTTTTAATGCATGAAGGACTACAGCCAGATAGAACAGAAGTAAAAGAAGAATTTTCTCCAGGAATTGAGGTAACACATATTCCAGATTTAGAAAAATCTAGAGGACAGTATTTACAATTACTTAAAGATGCATTAAATGAAAATCCAGAAATTGGAAGATACTATAAGTATTTAACTAAGGCTTTGGTAGCCGAAGGCAATATCAAAGAGGCAGAAGAATATTATCTTAAAGTTTTAGATATCCCTAACTTTACTAATGAGGATACTGCTCGTGTTTATAAAATTCTTTCTGAAATCATACCCGAAAAAACTGGTGAATACCTTTTGCTTTGCCTTGAAACAGCACCGCATAGGCGTGAACCATACTATTATATTGCTAGATGGTATGCAGAACACGAACGTTGGGAAGAATGCCTGACTTGGTGTGAAAAAGCACTAGAAATTACACAAATTACTATGGATGTGTTTAAAGATAATGATGCTTGGGGTATACCAATGAAAGAAATACACGAAAAGGCTCTATGGTATACTAAGAATGAACAAAGGATTAAAGAATGAAGATTGCTGTCTACACAATCGCTCTTAATGAGGAAAAGTTTGTAGAGCGATGGTATGAGTCTGCCAAAGATGCAGATTACCTACTGATTGCTGATACAGGCTCAACAGATAAGACTGTTAAAATTGCTAAGAAACTTGGTATTAATGTTATCAATGTTTCTATTAAACCATGGCGTTTTGATGACGCTAGAAATGCAGCCCTTGCTGCCCTACCAGATGACATTGACTATTGTATTTCTATGGACATGGATGAAACCCTGTCTGAAAACTGGAGACCAGCAATTGAAAAAGTGACTGGTACTCAAATCGAACATATGTTCCACTTTACTTTTAGAGATAAAGAAGAGAAGCATCCAGAGAGTGCATTTATTGCATGTAGAGTTCATCAACGTCACGGATACCGTTGGAAGTGGCTAGTTCACGAAGCCATTGTCCCAGATAGGATAGAACCAGTTGTAGAGTTCTGTGAAGACTTTGTTATAGAACATCACCCAGACCCAGATAAGTCTCGTGAACAATACGACAAGATGATTGAAGATGCTTTTAATGAATATAAGATTGGTAGATACTACATCTATCACGCTATGCAATTAACCAGTTTTAACAGGCTAGATGAGGCTGCTGAAATTTGGAAGGGATTCCTAAAACTTGATGAACCTATTACAAGTTTCAATAGGGCATCAGCATACCGCTGGTTAGCCAAATGTGAACCTAAAAAACAGAAGTCATATTGGAGAAAATCTTTAAAGATTATGCCAACCAGAGAAACTTACTTAGAATTAGCAATTTATCACTATAATAAAGAAAATTGGAAAAAGTGTGAATATTATGCTAAAAAAGCCTTAGAAATCAAAGTTCAGATAGATAGTCTTTTGCGTGGTAACTGGTCTTGGGGCTATCTTGGTCATAACCTTGAACTTGCTGCTAGATATAATAAAAAATTGTTTAAATGGTCTAAATCATATGATGAAAAGAAAAGAACTGTCTCTATTGGTTCTAGCATTACTCATAATTTTAAGTTATTTGAAGACTAAGGCTGTGCTATAATTAGGATATGGCTATTCAAATTGGTTCAGGCACAGGTGTGCTTGCTACATACCTTCCAGATTTAACAGATACTGCAAATATTCAAACTGCGTTAAAGCAGTTGTATTATGGCACTACTGCTGGAACCCTTAGCCAAACTACTGGTATCTATGGTGCTCTATATACTCTTTATACTGGAGACCCAACACTTGCTGGTAACGTAACAATTACTGGAAATCTTACTGTAAATGGAACTACCACCACAATAAATTCTACAACAGTAACAGTAGATGACCTACTTCTTGAACTTGGTGCAGTTGCTTCTCCAACTAACACAACAGCAAATGGTGGCGGAATAAGTATTCTCGCTGGTGCTGGTGGCGACAAAAAAATTACTTGGGATTCTACAAATGGAAACTGGACAACAAATCAAGACTGGAACCTAGATGTTGGAAAAACTCTTAAAATTAATAACATTGCTATTGCTTCTGGAACAGGAAATGCTCTGGTTCTTGGAGGAAATACGTCAACATCTCTTGCAATTGGAAATACTAGTGGAACAACAACAATAAATGGCTCTGCAATAACATTTTCAAATCCAAATAAAACTATGGCTGGTCTGATGGGATACACATCAACTGTAACATCAGCAACACCAGTAGTTCTTACAAACACAAGTTCTTACTACCAGCAATTTACTGGTAGTACTGCTCAAACAATTACATTACCAGTAACTAGCACATTGGCTCAGGGCTGGACTTTTCATATTGTAAACAATAACAGTTCTAATAATCTAACAGTCAACTCTTCTGGTGGAAACCTTGTTATCACAGTTCCACCTGGAACTACTGCAATGGTTACCTGTATTGGAACTGCATTGACTACCGCTGCTGACTGGGAATCTGGCTTAACTGACTTTAGTACATACCAAGGTTCTGGAGATGTTGTTATGGCAACTTCACCAACCATAACTACACCTGTTATTGATGTTGTAAATGCTTCTTCAGCAACAGCAACAACACCATCACTTTATAAAAATATAACTTCTGGAACAATCAATATTGCTGAAGTTCTTGGTTCAACAGCAGCAAATGGAACACTACATATTGCAAATAACGCAGGTATTGCTGGAGGAACTAAAACAGTAAATATTGGAACAGGTGCAACCGCTGGTACTACAACAATCACAATTGGTTCTGCTACTGGTTCTACAACAAATATTCTTGGAACTTGGCAACTTGGCTCTACATCAGTAACCACTACTGCTGCCAAGTTAAATTATTTAACTGCAGCAACAGGCACTACTGGAACAAATAGTACAAATATTGTGTTTTCTGCATCACCTACCTTTACTGGAACAGTAATTATTCCAACATTAACATCTGCTGCAGCAGGTTCATCAACATCACTAGCAATAAATACTCCAGCATTCGGTGTAGGTTCAGGAAGTAGCGGAGATATTACACTAACAACAGGAAGTGCTGGAACATCTGCTGGAAATTCTGGAAAAATAACACTTGATGTTGGAACAATTACTACTGGTACCAAAGGAATTATTGTTGTTGGCGGAACAACTGCGTCTGCTGGAAATACTGTTACAGTTAACGTAGGTAATACATCAACAACAACGTCAGTAGCATTAAATACTACAACTGCAGGTAGCGTAACTACTTCTAGCACTTTTACAACAGGTGGTAAATTTGGTTATACAACTGATGGTGGTAACGTAACTCAGTTAACATCTAAAGTAACTGGAGTAACGCTTAATCAACTTTGTGGAACAATAACCCTATTCTCTGACGCACTAGCATCTCAAACCACTACATCTTTTACATTTACCAATAGCACAATTGCATCAAATGATATTATTGTGTTCTCTCATGTTTCTGGTGGAACAATAGGTGCATACAACATAAATGCTATATCTGGAACAGGAACTGCAACCGTATATGTTAGAAATGTTAACTCAGCATCACTTACAGAAGCACCAGTATTTAGATTTATTGTTATAAAGGCTTAAATAGTGGGAACAATTCTTACATAAACAATACGACTATTTTTATAATTAGTCAAAGGTTCAATTATTGTAGTTCCTGCTCCTGAATTTGCATTAACTACCTTGCCTTTTCCAATATAGATTGCTGAGTGATAATAACTCTCGTAACCCTTATAGCCAAAGATAACAATGTCTCCAAGTTTTGGGGTCATAACTCTTGTTCCAACTCTTGCTTGGGCGGTAGCAGAATGAGGCAATGTTTTTCCAAATTGCTCATACATCCATCTAACCATTCCAGAACAGTCCCAACCATAAGGGCTAGAACCAGCAAATACATATGGAGTCTTATTTACACGATGAAATATTTTCATAATGGTTTCGTGCATTTTTCTTGTGTTGTCGTTTAGCGTTGCGGTATAAACAAGGCGAGTAGTAAAATCTGTATTGTTCTTTACAACCACCTTTGTAGTAGGTATTTCAATAGCCTGGGATTGAGGGGTAACACAACCAGTCAAAGTCAAA